GAGCGGACTCAGCAATCGGTGAAGCAATGGGGAACAGTGGTATGGCGTCCCGGTGAGGATATTAAAACCCTCACCTCGGGCAACATTGATAAGGTTGCTCGCAAACTTGTCCTCGGTCTAGATAAATCTCAGATCGATGAAAATGTTTGGAATGCTCTACCATGGACGTGGATGATCGATTATTTTACTAATCTCGGCGATCTTGTTGCCGGGAATAATAATCGAATCGCACATTCTGGGCGCATTAACATAATGACGCACAAGAAAGCCGTCAGAACAGTCACAGTCGTATCTAATACGACTGGGGCATCTCTGTCAGGCTCGTCCACAAGTACTTATGAACACAAGACCAGAGATCCTGGTCATGTGTTTCCTTCGCTAGATGCTGCCTTCCTTAGTGGTAGGCAGTTCGGAATCCTGGGGTCGCTTTCGGTCCTTAAGGCCCGAAAGTAACCAAAGGATACACACCATGTCTCTCCCTGATCCACTCACGATGAACACGATTGTTTACAACCGTGTTAATCAGGATAACTTCGGCTCGGAGTACTTCTATCGCACTGCGATAGATGAACGCCGGCTCTTCATCACTCATACCAATGAAAAGAAATTGGTGAATGGTGAAGTGATGGAACGCCACGCGGTTAAGTATACGAAACTTGTTTTCGCTACTGAGACCGACGAGGCAGACTATTCCGAAGTTTCGTTCTCTCTTCGGTTTCAGAAATCCAATTGGGAAGAAGCGGGCGCGAGCTCGCTTCATATCATTCGGCTTCTGACCGACGAGCAGACCATTACCAGCACAGACTTTGTGACGGCATTGGCCAGCTGGCAGTCCTAAGGGACTGCAGAACGTGTGGATCACCCGTATTGACCGTTGATCGCTTCAACCCCTAGTAGGAGTTAATTCGATGAAAAGCAATGCAGGTGTGCTTCGCGTTTATGCTGGAATGTTAAGTGACATTTCAGCTAACATCGAAGGCCTAGAAGTAGATGTGTCTCGCGATTATGTGAGACTCAGCATGCTCTTAAATGCAAGGGGAATCAATCTAGTCTTGATTGATTTCCCTGACGTTCTTAAATGGCTCGATGAGTCATTGAAGAACGGCGCCCTTTCCGTCTCAGGATTGCCGACTACGTCGGGAATCGCGAGAAGGAGTCCAGTCCCTAAACTCTTTAGGGGGCTGTATCTGCGCGTTTTTGCTAAGAGCGGAGTAATGCTGGAAGATCCGGATCCAACGAGTATCTTTTATCTAAGGCAACTTTTGGCCTTGTTTAAGAAATACAAGAAGGATTGTAAAGATGAATTCACCTCAAGAGAGGTTGAAAGCTTCTACGAAACGGACCTCGAACTCCCAAGACCCAGACTTGACTTTGATCAAGCTGAGTCGTTTCCTTTTGAGGTTACCAGTTCGCTCAAAGTATGCGAAATGGACAACCGCGACGGGAGTGGGACTCGTAGCACTTCATCAGCTGATCACGTTGTTCAACTGATATTCGATCGGGCAGTAAGTCAACTTGACTTACCCGATTCGAATAGTGCTATCCATCGCCACGGGCCTGGTGCTGTAAGCATTAAGATACCGGAACATTCATGGAAATACCATTTCCATCAGTGGCCGGAATCTCTAAACGCTTACTTTCCGATGGAGGATCACGCCATTTCGAACTATTCGGAATGGAGTGAGCTTCAGAATCTTGATACTCACAATTCGGTTTATAGCCGATTGTGCAAGGTTCCGAAAACCGCCAGAGGACCGCGACTGATTGCAGCAGAGCCTGTCTCACACCAATGGTGTCAGCAGGCACTCCGAAAATCACTAGAGAGTATGGTTTCGAGTAGTTTCCTATCTCGTTGCATAAACTTTAGGGATCAAGGAGAAAATCAGCGGTTAGCTTTAGAGGGCAGTAAAACTGGCCAATATGCTACCATTGATCTTTCTGCGGCTTCCGACAGAATTGGCTTGAAATTGGTTGAAAGTGTATTTCGAAAGAATATACCTTTCCTCCAACGACTAGCCGTCTCTCGGTCGAGATATGTTTATCAAAACATATCTAGCAAGCATCCTATGATACATAAACTAAGGAAGTTTAGTACCATGGGCAGCGCGTGCACCTTCCCTATTCAGAGCATTATTTTCAGTTGCATAGCCATTGCAGCCATTCTCATCCGTGAGGGTAAGAACGTCTACAGTGTAACTAATGCAGCTGTCAATCGTGCAGCTGATAGGGTGCAAGTGTTTGGGGACGACATAGTCGTCCCTAACAATTGTTACGATGCGGTCACTGGACTATTAGAGAGGTACGGGATGAAGGTTAACTTGTCCAAATCATGCTCTACCGGTAAGTTCCGGGAGAGCTGTGGTATGGACGCCTTCAACGGTTACGATGTAACCCCCGCGTACTTCACTCAGTTTTGTGACGAGCGCAAACCAGAATCGATAGTAGCCATGATTGAGGTCTCGAACAACTTCTTCAAGAAGGGGTTGTGGAAGACATCAAACATCTTAGCTACTATGGTTCCTAAACACTTCCGTGTTCAGGTTCCGATAGATTCTGGTGCTGTTGGTCTAGGGTCTTATACCCCTAACGTAAAGTTGAGGTATAACCATCATCTTCAAAGAGATGAAATGCAGACTGTTAAACTTACGTCTAAACAGTCTGTGACCAAGATCAACGATCCCTCCGCACTTCTTCAGTGGTTTACTGAAGCTCCTAAGCCTGATACCCAGTGGGAATCAGGAAGGAGAGAGAGGGTGAGTCTTAAGATAAGACTCGGGTGGGACCCGCTAGAAATAGCGGCTGCGTGATTAACCTTTAACAAGGTATCAGGCTGGAGAGGTACGCTTTTCACGAAAGTGAAGCAGTGC